ACCTGTGGTCGAAGACCCAGCAGCACCGTCTGCAAAGTTAGCATTAGCAAACACATGTCCTTGTGCAGTTGCTGCGCTAGTTAACGAAGCGTCTGAACAAATAACAAATGATTGTAATGGGTTGTCATATACGAAGGCTTTGACGGGATGGTTAGAATCCGCGCCAGAACCAGGCCAGTTGTTTGAGAAAATTTTCTCACCAGTGGTGGACGAAACATATTCGCAACCCCAGAAAACACCTAACAGACCAACAGTGCCTCCAGCAGCCGCACCAACTTTGTCAATAAAACCAGTTGAAAGCGGAATTACAGGAGAGCCTTGAAAGATCGTGTTTGTATTTCCAGAGGCGATACGATACTCGGTCGCACCAGTGGTGTTAGCAGCCTGACCGACTACTCCAATCGGGCGAAGCCCGAATGCACCGTTAGTGTTTGCCATAGTAGCAATCCTCTAAGTTAGTCGGCGTCTCGTCTTGATCCGCCGAAGGTTACACGACTTTGCCGATCAGTATTAATCGGCATTGAAGGATGTTGTTCCTTCATAAGGTCCTGATCCACAGCTACCATCTGTTCGCGGGTTCGGCTCCCGTAATACTCGTTTCTCTCTTGGGCTGTTTCGGCAGGAATACGACACAGCATCAGTCCACCTTGTCCTATGACGCCCTCGTACCGACCTTCATCGATAGTTGGAGCTTCGTAGTTTGGATATTCATCCTTACGGACGGGTTCCCATCCTTCTCGCAGCTTGGAGTTGACATTCATTTTGTCTTCCTCGCCACGCATTGAGACTCGTATCCAGCGATGCACAAACCCTTCAGGAGCGGGTGGTGCAGCAAGATGACTGGGCGGTGCCCATGGTTTTCTGCGCGTTTCTGTTTCGCGTGTTTCGCTTTTACGCGGTGTTCTTGTGTCAGCCATTATATCACTCCTTTACATACTTGGCGTATTCTTCGAGAGGTACGCCCAGTTTTTTCGCAATCGCTACTTGTGAGTGCGATAACTTGACCGACCTGCGCCCCTGTTTGTTAGTACGGGATGCGGAATTACCAGCAGAAGCGACCTGATTTCCACCCGATTTCTTAGCCGTATTAAACTTGTGCGGAAACTCCGAACGAATACGACCATCTATTTCAGTATAATACTCATCGCTGTTCGGGTCAAACCCTTCTTCTTCGACAAGTTGTTGATGTAACGTAAAAGCAGCAGTGGTCATGATCTTATCATTACCAAACCACTCATTTTTTTCTGCCCACTCTTTAGCCTTTGGGTCAACCTTTGCAGGGGCTTGAGCCTGTTGAGGCTGTGTTTGTTGTTGAGGCTGCGCTTGCTGTTGAGTTTGTGCTTGTTGTTGCTGATCGACGCGACTTTTTGCAGCGCCATACCGCTGTTTATCTATTGCGATTTGAGCAATTTGCTCCTGTGCAGCAAGCATTGCATCCGTGTCACCTGCTTCGTATGCCTGTTTGTAAGCACTTTTTGCAGACTGTTCTTGTGTAGACAGACGGTTCCCATACTCAGTTAGGTATCCATTGTCTAATTGTTGTACACGGCCTTTAAGTTTATTGTTTTCATCCAACAACTTTTGCGCCATTCGCACCGCTTCTTCTCGGTCACGTTGTTCATTTCTGTAACGCTCGGTAAGTTTTTTGATACGCTTTTGTACCTTCTCACCGTAATCCTCAAGTTCGTCGTCACCTTCAGCAGCAGCTACCTCAGTCTTTTCCTCGACCTTTTTCTCAGGTTTACTGTCTTCCTGCTTTTCTTCTACAACAACTTCTTGCTCTTCAACTTCTTGTTTTTCTTCAGCCATAATCCTGCCCTATACTTGTTTCACATCATCTGGTTCTAAAATCGTAGCAATAACCTCATCATCGTTAATGATGCGGACTTCGCCTCCGTCAATTTTAAAACGAGAACCTGAATACCTGCCTATACAAACCCATTGACCTTCTTCACACCAAGGTGCTCCTTCGGGTCCAAACTTGTCTGGATCTTTGTATGCTAAAGGTCCTATCTTCAGAACGTAAGCAACTACAGTAGCTACCGATTCACGTTCTCGAACTTCGTCAGGAATGTATAGTCCACTCGAAGTCTTAGCTTTGCCTTGATATGGCATAACTAAAATCCGCCAACCAGTCGGCTGCGGCAATCGTTCGAGTAAAGGTTTATCTAAAAGGGATGGCTCTAGTACGCGATCCTGTGCATCCACATACGCGCTATCAACTGCAACACCTGAGACTTCAGCTTTTGCAGCTTCTTTCTCTTTGTTCATTTTCTGCGCGACATGGTCAGGAAGATATAAAGTCTTCGACATCGTCTACGTTTTTCTCCAGCAGGGACTTGATTTCTTCACGAGCAAAAGAGAGTCCCCGTATCTCTCCTACAGACATTTTGTACTGTTCCCAATCTTTAACAGCACCATTTGCGAGGGCAGAAGATATATCCTTTTGCCTCTCTTCTAATTTTTTATACAAATATTTTGATAAGTCAATAACGTCCATTACATATTGTCCCTGTACCCTTCTTGTGCATTATACATAGTTTGCACGTTTAGTCTATGAGTTCAAAATGTGGACCATCAATAAACGGACGACGACCTTGTGATCTTCGTAAATCAATATATGCATTCATAGCATCTTCCATTGTGCCTTCCCATTTACGAATATCCATAGGGTATGGCATTTCTGGTGTGCCCCATGCGGCTCCCCAACATATAGGAACACCCACGACTTCCGCTGCTTCTTTGATTGCGTCAGCAAGATCATCGTACAAATTCAACTCCCAACTTGCCCGTCCGTTGACAAAGGCCATAATGTCGAAAGCCTTACCTTCGAGGTGCTTAGATTTCATAGTTTGTGATGCGCCTTTGGCTACCAACTCTTTTTGTTGTTCGATGGTTCTCATACCTTGAACAACTCCGAAATCTGTCTTCGTAAGAGTTATGGCATGTTTCACAACTGCCTGTAATCCATCATCGATTCCCTCTAGCCTATCAAGGCTACGTCTGCTTAATTTAAAATCACCCATGTTTTTTTCCTTTTTATTTTTTACCCATAAACTGTTTACCACCACGGATTCCTATAGCCGCACTGCATACAGCAAAAACTAACCAAGTGTACCATTCTGGCAACTCAGACAAACGGTCAAAGCCGTTTTTAACAACTTCTTCCAACCCAGGAATGAAACATAAAATAACTGGGATCATTACGATAATTGTTATAAATTCGTCTTTCCACGAGTTCTTTGTGCTCTCTGCCATAATCCTCTCCCAATCCGCAGTCGAGGTTTCTTTTGACATTAAAATGGCGGCTTTCGATTCCGCCTCAACGAGCTTTAACTTCGCATTTGCTGTGGCCTTGTCAGCTTTACCTTGTAAATAACTACCTGCAAGGTTTGCTATTGGACCTAATAACTGTCCTATCATTTGTTAGTCCCCATGTTTGTGAAGCCAAAGTAGGCTGCTGTTACACCCGATACAGCGACAACGTACACAGCGGCTATGTCTGCAAGTAAATTTGATGCTTGCTCTAATCCTAGCCATGATGCCATCACTATGGCAAAGGGATATAAAACCATACCACTCAGCGCAAACCACGTCATGCGTAGCTGTGCGTCTCGTTTAGCGTCAGCATCTTCCATCATACGACGACGATCCTCGAGCATAATCTCACGTTCGTCGGGATCAATCTTTCCATTATCGTTAAGATCGTATTTTGTTTTGGGCATCTGCATACTCCTCTACAATTCGTCTATTATAACCAAGTATTACTAATTTACCATTTTTATCGTATACCGCAAACTTTTTGCCTCGTTCTACTATTACGGGCTTGTAAGCTCCAGACAGGTCACCGTCATCGACGAGTGGGTTACCATTATCTTTGCCTTCTCCGCTTCTACTTGGCATTCCTCATAATCCGAAAATGTTTTAAGCTGATAGTATTTTAAATGATCTGTATTAACAAAATGCAAGAATACTAAAATATAAACCATTACCACTGACCTCTAGATTTACCTATAAAGTATATCATACCTCCAAATAAAACAAATCCACACAGAATGATAGCTGTACCAACCACCCAGTTTATAAGGTTGTCTATCCTTTCTTGCCTTTTATATACCGCTTCTTTTTGTAGTTTTCTCTGTTCAGCCTCTATAGCCACGATGCTTTTCCATGCAGATGGTCCATAATATAGAGAGATATAAGACTTCAATTCCTCACGCATCTCTTTGGCTTTTTGCTGCGCCGCCCATATCTCAATCGCAGATGTGTCGAATCCTGGTTGAACTCTTCTCCAAAGGGGTGGGTCTTTCGCTTTGTTACCAAGATAATCTAAATCGGACACAGCTTTGCCAAACCTAGAAAGATCAGTTCCTAGTTCACTGATTTCTTTACCCACAGAAACGGCTTTTTTTATGCCGTTAAAAGCGAGAGTACAGGCGGCGATTGCGCTTGCTGGATCTATCATTGGACATTACTACCTCGCGTCAGAATGAATGGGACTGCGTGTAAGGTACTCTAACGTATTTTCGAGGGTTTTTATACGGGCTTGTAATTTTACGATTTGATTAAATTGTAAAAGAAACCCTTCTTGCGTTTCGTATACTTCCTCAAACTCTTCATAAATTTCATCAATAGTGTCGCCACCATCTTCTTCTACTTCAATGATATACTCTATGATTTCATCTATTCTTTCAGTATTTTCTTCGACATCCCTAATTAAATTGGTTCTGTCGGTAGCATTGTTTTCAATGGTAAGCGTTTCCACTTGTTCAGTAAGTCCTTCAATAATCGACGCTTGAGAACTCGCATACCAGATACCACCGCCCACAGTAGATACAATCGCCACCACCGCAGATGCGGCTACAGCTATGTTTACCTTGGGCAGTTCCATATCTAACTCCGTTTGGCAACGGCTTGTCGTTGCACTTCAATACGTTCACGGTTTACTTGATTTCTATTTCCAGCAATTTCTTCCTGACTTTCAATACGCGCTGCGTCCGTAACCGCTTGCTGTTGTAATTTTGCAGCATCCATCATGACATCGGATTCATCCACTTTAGACTTACGCTCCAACTCTTGTTGCTTGAGAGCAAGTTCCTGCATACGAATTTGTACAAGTGGATCAGCCATAGGATCTTGTCCTTGTGGAGTGATCTCTGCCAATGTCTCCTGCATGATCTGCATTTCCTGCAAGGCTACCATCTTCTCTACCTCGGCGGGATTCTGCATTTCTTTCTGAACTTCCATGATTTTCTGCTGCGCTGCCTGTGGATCTACTGCACCCATCTGAGCATTCAACTGCACCTGACTGATCAATCCTTGGATTTCTGTCATAACTAACTGACGTGCTTTCATGGCAATGTGCTCTTGCAAGTGTGAGTAGAACGTACCCATGACCTGCGGTGATGTCATAACCAATGGCGTCTTCATAAACATGACATGGATCTTAATGTGTGCGTCGTGATCCTGATCAGGAAACGCTTGCAGCAATTGACCCATCAAGCCTCTGGCATTCTCCAAGGCAGGGTCCATAGGCTGTGGCTGCGGCGGCGGTGGGAGAATTTCATCGATGTTCTGAACCTCAAGGGCCTGATACATTCGACGATACGCCGCATGCAGATTATGCATTTGGGGGTTTGACTGCGCTAACTGCAACTGAGTTTGAGCTAATGTGACCCTTTGTGCCATGGAGAATATGTTTGGATCGCTGACAGGAATGATATCAACACGATCATCAAAGTCTGTAGCCTTGATTGATTGCTCCCCACCCGCAACCTGATATGGATACTCAGGTGGTAGGTTCTCGGCAATAATTCTAGCTAGAATACGGAACTCTGTTTTCTGTGCATAGTGCAACCGTTTGTGGATAGCAGACATAACTTTCATGCCACGTTCCAACATCGCCATGGTTGTACCCACAGGCGTCTCTTGGTTCATGTTGCTAACCTGTTGGTCAGCCAATGACACAAAGCGTCTACCGCCCTCGATCAACGCACCAAGCAATTGTGCAAGCGTACCTGATGGTTCTTTGTATGGCAGCGGTATAATCGAGTCTCTGATGTTACCACCAGGAGCGTCAATGTCTCTCCACTCACCTGGCTGCAATGGCTCGTCATCGTTCCGTACTCGAACACCACGCGCCTTGAAACCTGCTGGCAAGTTTGCCAACGTACCCGCATCGATCAACTGACGAAGAATACTGGTTGCGGCACGGCCCAATCCACCAATCATGTGGATCAAACCGAAACCATAAAAACCAAGACCAGGCATAAACCTGTAATGCACGAAATATTGTTGCTTCTTGGCTAGTTCACCACCCTCTTCGAAGTTCCTTCGAATACCTAGAATCTCTCCTGATGACTCGTCTATTGTGACAATATAAGGAAGTTGAATGCCCGTCGGCTCTCCATCTGGAGACATGTCCTCGAAACCTTCGATGTCCAAGTCCACATGCATTTCCAAGATTGTATATACGTCATCCGCATATGTCTTGCTGGTGCCTTGTATCTCATCAACCTTTTCACGAACCTCATCAGGTGCATGATCACTCGAAAACAATTCCACGTCGCGGTAGAAACCAGCGACCTGCATCTTGCGAACTTGATTGTAATCCATCCGTAGGACATGCGTAACCCGAGGCGCTGTCTGTAAATCACTTGCGTGATACGGAACAACCAAGTCTTGAGCGGGAACAAATTTAGACACAGGCCGCTGTTTGGCTTCGTCGTAGTAAACTTTCTTAAATGTAGAACCTGACAAGGGTAAATAAAACAACAACTGATCCATGTCAGGGTCGAACTCTTCCATCACTTCCATGATTTGATAGTTCATAAAATTCTTCACGCGCTGGGCTTGTGCCTCACGCTCTTGGTTCTGCATGCCAAGAATCTGTGTCTGTACAGGTCCACCTGCTGGCAGTAGTTCCTTGTAGGCTTGCGCTTGGAACTGTGTGACGCTCTCAGCTATCAACGGGTGGGTTACCCCACTAGCACCCTGAAACGGCTCTGTACGCTCCTCATGCTTGATGCCAAGCTGATCTAGACCCTTGGTGTATGACTCTTCCCATTCGGACCTCGACTCCTGATCTTCCTCGTATGCGGCTCGTAGTTCAGTGGACAACTCTCCAAGATATCCATCGTCCAGAAACTCCGCCAAGTTTGCGCCATGCTCCATTGGAGCTTCAGCCTCTGCTTGTTGGATCATGTCCGCCAGAGCCTGTATTACAGCCGTGCCGTCCTCTTGAGGGATAACTTCCGCACCCCCCGCAAAGTCTTGTGCTTGTGGTACAGATACATCAACAGACGGTAGATTTTCATCTGCTCCGCCTTGCATCTGTCCCCCATCAACTAATGTGCCCATTGGGCGGGGTGGAATAGCCATCAGTAATACTCCCGTCTAGTGGGAACAAAATCGTCCCCTACGTCCTCATTCTCCAAAGATATAAATCCTCCTTGTCGAAAACGCATCAATGCTAGTGTCATACTATCACAAAAATCGTCATAGTCACCATTAGGAAATGAAACAACCTCTTCGATCACCTCATCCGCGAATTTCTTTTCTGTCGGTGCCCATACTATTCCCGCCTCAAATAGCGGTGCAACCATGTGCATTCTCGTTATCTTATCTTTACCTTTGCCAGGTGAAAAGCCCAATGCAGGAATACCGCGCAACCGCAACTCGTCAATGAGTGGTGTACCCGTCGCTTTTGCTTCGACCAACACCATGTCTGGTTCCCAGTATTCGTGTTCTTCATAGGCTATCTCCTTGAGTTCAGGAAAGTTCCAACGCCCTCTTCGAGCGTCCATCAATATAATATTATCAGGCCCACCTTCTTCTGGTTCGAAGATGCCCCACGTTGTGATAGCTGAATAGTCCGCCGTTTCTTTTTTCGAGAACGCCGTATCGTATGACTGAAGAATATACTTGACAGGTGGTATTTTGTCTTCTTCCCAACCGTTCCACCACTCCCGTTTGATGATTGCACTCTCTGATGAGGTGGGCGTTTGTTGCCACTGTGCATTCCATTTGCCTACGGGCAGTGATGCTTTGATAGATAGAAGGGCGTCCTTTTCCCAAAACTCAGGCCATAATGGTTTGTCCGAAGGCATGATTGCAGGAAACTCCACAACCTCCCACTTGTCCGCCATCAAGTCGCCGCTCTGTGCTTGGATCAAACGACCTGTCAAATCCTTCTTACCCCAACGGGTCATAACAAGAATAATCGCACCACCTGGCTGCAAACGCTGTCGAGGCCCTGATGTGTACCATTCGTACGCGTGATCAAACGCTGTCTCGCTTAACGCGTCCTGTTCCGAATGAGGGTCGTCAATGATAAAGAGGTCCGCGCCCCGCCCCGTAACAGCCGCTCCAACACCCGCAGCAAAGTATTCACCACCTTTGTCCGTCTGCCATTTACCTGCACCTTTGTTGTCCTCCTTCAAATTAGTATCAGGAAACACTTCTTTGTACGCAGGATCGTCAATCAAGTCTCGAACCTTACGTCCAAACCGTACAGCAAGTTCCGTATTGTGTGTGGCCTGAATAATCTTGAGCTTTGGATTACGTCCCAAAAACCAAGCTGGCATCAGAAACGATGCGAACTCAGACTTGGAATGTCGAGGCGGCATGTTGATAATCAACCGCTTGAGTTCCCCTCGAGCTACACGTTCGAGCTTCTCTGCAATAATCCTGTGGTGCCGACCCTCGATAAAATTTTCATACACATGATGTGCAAAAGGCATGAAGTAGTTTTCAGCTTCCTCTCTCAGGTCCAGCTTCTTCTTGGCTTCTGTTAGCGCAAGGATTTCCTTTAAAGCTTCTTCTGGAAGAGCCTGTAAGTTCATTATCTAAACCTATATGCCTTTGCCGTTGTAGCTGGGGATGGTCTGCGTGGTTGATAGTAAGAGCCACCCGTTGGACGCATCCTGCCTATCTTAGG